ATGCCTAAGAAACCAAGAATGACGCTGGATGATGTGCTGGCGGATATGCGAGCGCATGGAATGTCCATGGGGAAGTCTTCGTTGATCACCTGCCTGAAGGCGGGAATCTTCCCCTTTGCCCACATCATCGGCGAACCCAGTGGGAAAACCAACTTCCTGATCATGCGCAGGGACTACGAGAAGTGGGCTGAAGAATATTTGTATTACCTAGAATAGATTTAACCGGGATTTGCCTTACAGCAATTCCCGGTTATTTTCCTCTGTGGCGGCTGGAAGTAGGCCGTAGCGAAGCGATTTCAGATTTACTTATCCGGGGTAATGAAAGTATACCCCTTAATCATTTGCAACCGTTATAAGCTCCACACTTTATTTACTTCCGCTTTTTTCGTTTCTTGTTCTTTTTTCTTTCCTCCCGAGCGGCCTTTATCTTTCTCTGCATACTCTGTTCTTCTTCAGTCAAGCACCGATCAATTTCCTCAATCAGAGCATTCATGAAGTTGAACCACAAAGGACGGTCACCAGATACGTATAGCACATTTGTATCACCAAATATGTTATCGCATACAGGACATCCGAACAACTCATCGATTTTCCCACGAATCTCTTTGTCCGCTGCGTCGAACTCCGGCGAGCTAAACTTTGAAACCTTCTCGCAATCGATATATTTACGGAAAGATTTGAAAGTTCTCGCTACCTTTTTGGCGAACTCTCTGGAAAGAGGATCAAATGAAATTTCGCAGGTATTGTTAACTCTAAATGTTTTAAGCATCAGCCACCCCTCCTGATCGCTATTCTATGGTTATACCGGGCTGCTGCATTACCGATAACGTCATCTCCAATTTCAATGTTTAGAATTGCACCTAGAATCTCCCTTTGCTGTGCAGCAAGGGTTTCAAATCCTGCCATCATAGCAGTGGCCTGATCTCCCATCACCGATGCCACCGCCTCCTGGATGGTGGTCAAAGGTGCTTCGATGTTGGTTCCGTGCTTCTGATCGCCAACCATGGCCATGAAGGGCTTATTGGCAGGCAGCACCGCGCCCTGCGCCAGGTACGGAATATCCAGCGGGGTGATCACGGCCCGGCCGTTCACCATCTGAATGATTTCCGGACCTGCTTCACCTACGATGCCCCAGCCGCTTCTCAGGGTGCCGCCGTTGGCGAAGAAGCCGCCGAAGCTGGAGCTTACCCGGCTTCCGACCCAGGAAGTTACGGAACTCCAAGCATTTCTAGCAGCGGAAATCACATCGGAGATAGCACTGCTCAGCCTCGAAAGCATATTCTGGATTGGGGCAAAAACCGTTGAGCTGAACCAACTGGACAGCGACGACCAGGCGGATTTTATTCTTTCAACACCGGACTGAAAAGTGCTGGTGATGGCCGTTTTCACATCCGCTGTTTTGTTTTTCAGCATGGAACAGAACTCCTGCCATGCGCTTTTTAGCTTTGCGATGCCCGACTGAAGATCTGACTGGATCTTTGAGACCGTCTCTCTCCACCTAGCCTGCAGATCGCTCCACCAGGTTTTTACACTGGTGCAAAGATCCTGCCACCAGCTTTTTACCTTGCTGATCATTTCCGATGCCCATGTGGACATTTTCTCCTGCGTCTCTTTCCACTTCGTTGTTACCAGATCCCAGTTCTGATACAGCCAGATACCAAAATCCGTAAGCAGACCGACCACCAGGCCGATCAGCGCGCCGATACCGGCACCCAGAGGACCGAACAGTGCGCCGATTCCCAATCCTATTAAAGTTGTGGAAAAAGGTATCAGCAGAGCGTTCAGCTCGTTCAGCCCGTTTGTAACAGCATCGTAAACACCGACTACAAGCAGCCCGATGCCGGCAACGATCGCGCCGATTGCGCCGCCTAGCAACGCATTACCAAACTTCTGTCCCAGCAGAGCCGCCCCCGCAATCAATGCAGAGTTGCCGAACAGCAGGCCAATAATATTATCCGAATTCAACCCATTTTTCAGTGTATCGTAAATACTTGCCGCCAGGAGCGTACCTCCAGCAGCAAGTGCCCCTATCGCACCGCCTAGTAGTGCATCGCCCAGCTTTTTACCGATCAATGTCGCACCCGCAATCAAGGCACCGCCGCCCAGCAATGCGCCCAGTAGGTTTTCGGAATTCATTCCGTTCTCGATAATATCCCAGATGGATACCAGCTCTAGGAAAGCTCCGCCCAAAGCCAGTGCAGTGGAAAGCATAAAACCCAGATTCTTCGTGCCGAGAAGCAGCTGACTTAGCAGCTTGCCGATGCTCAAGCCAGCCAAAGCTCCACCGAGCGCAGTAATCAGCGCCTTCGCCTTAAATGCAAGCCCTTCCGCATCGTCTGTTTCTCCGACCAGGTCACCAAAGTCCGGTGCAGTACCACCACCGCTACCGGAGCCTCCCCCAGAGCTGATGCCGGTACCCTCACCGATCTGGTTGATCTCATCGAAGCCGGCAAGACTTTTTGCAGCCTTGTCAGCTGCAGCACCCACCGCATCGATGGCGCTGGCCTGTTGATAAAGAGCCTGGGAATTCTTCACCATCTGGCTGTAATCCTTACCGGTAAGCCAGGCCAGGAAGCGGCCGAACAGCGTCAGAATGGTGGTCAGCACCTTCATAATGGCGATCAGACCCGGCAGGATGAATTCATAGATTGGCTGGAATGCCGCCAGAAGTGCCGCTCTCAGCTTCGCCAGCTGGGCGGTGTAAGCCTTGTTAGTCTGCAGCATCTTGCCCATGTACTGCACGGCTGACCGCAGGCCGGCCGACAGCACGTTGAACACGAAGGCGGACATGCCGATGCCGATAATTCGCCTGCCAAATTGGTTAGCGGATTTACCCGCCTTATCCAGGCACCCCGAAACAGAGTTTGCACCCTTACCCAGTTTAGCCCTGAGCCTGCCCACTTCCATCTGGCTGCGCTGGATCTCTGCCCGGCTGGCTTCGATTTTACGGTCATAGACATCTACCTTGCCATTGACCTTGTCCCATTCCCTCTGCAGGTCCTGGACTTCCTTCTCCTGAGCGTCCAAAGCGGCCTTTACCCGCTCATAATCTGCAGAGGCAGCCATGTAGTCGGCGGGATTGGAACCGGGAGCCATGGCAGCCTGGACGGCTGTCATCTCCTGCCGGATGTAGGTCAGATTTCGCTTCGCTTCATCCAGCTTTGCGCCCAGCTGTTCTGCCTGCTTCACCAGGGGCAGCTTTGCATTTTCATTTTTTGAGATGGAATCTTCGGAGCTGCGGATCTTCTTTTCCAGATCCTTCAGGTCCTTCTCCACGTCGGAATTATCGATCTTCGTGTTGAACACGATGGAACCGTCATGCACCGGAGCCACCTCCCCATTGCTTAAATACTTCTTCCTCCGCACTGGTGATCTTCGTCTTCAGGTCTACCAAGTCCCGGTTCTGCCGGTACCAGTCACGGTCAAACTTCTCAAGGGTCTTTCCCTTGTGCTGCTGATCCCGGATGTGGACGATCTGGGCGAAGGTGCATTCGCCGATCTCCATGTAGGCTGCCAGGAAGCTCCACCAGTGGAAGTGATCGTCGGCTCTTATTTCGTGGCCGACCACACGATTCACGGGAGCGATGATGTACGGGAAATCCTTTTCCCAGTCCATAAGCCGGGGGCTTTTCTTCCCGGTCTGCGCTTCATCCTTTCCCCCGTTAATAAACCAAAAGCACTGCCGGATGGCCTCCTGGCAGTGCTCTGGCTCCATTTCTTCAAGGTCCGGATAAAAGAACCCCAGTGTAAAAAAAGCCCGTTCCTCCCCAGTCAGCTCCGGATCATTCAGCACCTCAATGATGTCCAGGATCACCCGGAAGTCGGTTCGGATGGCGTACTCCCTTCCGCAAACCGTTACGCTTTCCGGAAGGCCGTAGATCATTTCTTTTTGTAGGACTTGTACTTCTTCATGTACTTGTCCACCCTGGCTCTGGCCTTCTGCTCTTCCTGCACCAGGTTGGCGTCGATCTCATCGATGACGGCCATGCAGAAGTTGGCCCACAGAGGGAAACCACCGGCCAGTGCAAAGACACTGACCTCGGGAAACAGCGCCTTACTGACGCCATCACCGAACAGGCCATCGATGTCGGCACGCATCTCTGCATCCCACTGGTCCGTCAGCTCGAACAGCTCCTGTCCGCTCATTTCCTCATTGCTCTTCTTCTCTGCGGTTTCCTGCCGCCCGGAAAGCCGGTCAAACAGGTCGAACAGCTTCTTGACGAAGCCAATGTCTCCGGGGTTGAAGGTGATCTCACAGCTTCCGTTGACCTTATAGGTCACAAGGCCGGTGTCAAACTGAAGTTCTTTCATTTCGGGTCCTCCTTACTTACTGAGCCTGTGCTTCTTCGCCGCTCTCAACTGCCGCAGCTTCTTCCGTTGCGGGAGTGAAGGTCACAGTTCCATTCACCACAGCTGCGGTGCCGATGGTCCGAGTACCGCCGAAGGTGACGGTGATGGGCATACCCATGTTGCCGCCGCCTTCACCGCCCAGGCCGGTGACCTCCACGGAGCTGGCGTCATTGCGTTCGGCGAACTCTGCGGTATTTTTGGTGCCGGCATAGGCGTGCACCAGCAGCAGATCCATGTTGCACAGCGCCTGGGCATCCTGATCCACGAAGGCCTTCTTCCAGATGTCAGCCTGGGCAGCATCGCCCTTGGCCAGCTCCCAGGGTTCGAAGGTCTGGGTGATGATGGGCTTCTTCATGGTGTTGAAGGTGTTGCCCATGATGTCCTTCTTGGATTCACGCTGCCAGTCCAGCTCCATGCTGGATTCCTCCACACGCTTGCCGATGGGGGACCACACGGGTGCATCCTTCGTGCCGGTGTTCAGGTAAAGGATCAGCAGCTCTCTGGCGATGGTCTGATTGTCTGCGGTATTGAATTCATAACCTGCCATTAGGTTTTCCTCCTGTACTTCATTTTGCAGGAGATCTGATAGCGTCCGCTGTTCGCTCCTGCCTCGAACAGGTACTGCGTGGTGCTGGGCATGATGTAGATCACAGAACCGTCCGGAAGTTCCGGAAAGTTCTTCAGCTTGTTCTGCTGGATGATCCAGCTGATCACGCCGTCATAGAATCCGTGGTTGGCCAGAGCCTGAAGCACATCTGACGGGTGCTTCTCTCTGGATGCGAACACAAAGGCCCGCTCCTGCACGGACTTCACAAAGACCTCTCCGGTAATATCCACACCTGTGGATAAGCTGGAAGGGGTCATAAAAATGGCATACTCCGTAGGATCGGCCTGGAGGTTATCCACACCGAACCGGTTCCCGGATTTCAGCAGCGGACACTGCCGGAACCAATCACGGAGCGCTTCCACGGTCTGCTGCATTCTGCGCCTCCTTCAGGACATCTTCCCCGTGGTCTGCCATGGCTCTGTCGAACCAATGGGAGCCGGCCATGGGGTTGACTTCCTGGCTGTACTGTAATTTCTCACCGGTCGGGTACTTCTCCGTAGGGGAAAAGAAACCGGTGACCACACCATTCTCTACGATGGGAATATTGGGGCCGTACACTTCGCCGTAGTACTGGTACCGGGCATAGGG